GACAGAGACGCCTTCAAGGAGAAAGCCGAAAAGTACGGCAAGCAAGCAGGTGCCTCTCACAGCATACCCAATCCAGGGAAGGCTGAAGGAGGAAATGAAGATACTCCCAAATCCGAGCAGGAGCAGTTTATGAGCTTTGCTCACAACAAAATAGCATTGGACGAACTTTCTAAATTTTCATAAGACATGGATGTAATTAACATTGCTGACATTATAACCGAGTGGGGTGCGAGATATACCCCCGAAGGGCAGAGTCTGAAGGATATCAAGAAGCAGCTATTCTCTCCATCGGAGACAGAAGCACTGTTTATGAATATGCCGACTGACGGGGATTACTACAAAAGCACATTCGTGACTATTGGTGACGTGACCCAGGCTTTTTCCATTCCTTTCGTGCCAAAGGGAGGCACGACTTTCGATGCTTATGAAACCAAACTTGGAGAGTATAAGATCGACCAGGTGATGACCCCTGACCGATTCAGAAACTCATGGCTTGGTTTCTTGGCGACAATCGAAGAGGCAGACCGGTCCAAGTGGCCAATCATCCAGTGGTACATCCAAAACCTGCTGTTGCCAAAGGTAGAAGAGGAGCAGGAAGAAGAGCAGTCCTATTGGGGATGGCAGTTGACCGGCTACAATGCGACACCCGTGGTGAACGGGACGACCTATGTCCGGCAGTTCTTGAATGCATCTGCTGTCACTCCTGCCAATGCGGCTGTGGACGGTATCCACACTATCATTGCGAAAATGAGGACTGCGGGAAGGTGTACGGTAAACAACTCCGGTGCATGGTCTGCCACTCCGGCCACATTCTGTACTCAAATCGAAGATTGGATGCAGGCGATAGAGCCAAACCTAAGGAGAAAGCTTGATTACCTGTTCATGTCTGAATCGCTGAAAAACAGGTACACGGACGGAAGGCGGATAAAGTACAACGTGAACTACGGGCAAGAGTCCGATCTGTTTGCGATTGACAAGGTATCCACCAAAGTGAAGTCGCTCCACTCAATGGCAGGTGCCGGGAATCACGTATGGGCTACCCCAAAGGAGAATCGTATTCGCCCTCTAAAAAAGGATAAGCCTGGCATATTTGATGTTCAAAAAGAGAATAGAACAGTAAAGATCCTAAGCGACTGGAAGAAGGTGCTAACCTTCGATGTTCCGGAGTTTGTCGTGACCAACGATCAAGGCGGCGTGATAACCGCCGGGATGATTACGGCGAGGTATTCGTAAGCATTATTCCCCATCCATATAGGGTGGGGATCTTTTCATTATAAGACAAGTTAACGATGTCAGAGACAAAAGAAACGCCTGATGAGCTAACCAAGCTCAAGGAAGAAAATAAGAAGCTTGCAGCAGACCTGGTAAAAGTAAGTGAGGCACTTGCTAAAAACACGGAGCTGGTAAAGCAGCTGAATGAAACGCTTGCTGAAAAGGAATCTGAAAACGACTCCCTATCCAAGTACCCGATCATTGCCCACAAAGGCAAGAAGTACGAGCTGGTAGATCCTAGATCTAGGGCCAGATATGAGGAAGAAAATTATGTACTCACCAAGGAAGAACTCGAAAACAATCCAAAATTGTTGGAATTCTGCATCACCAAAGGGTTTTCCTGCTTAAGACTCAAAGGAGGTAAGTAATGGGATTTGCGGCACTTAAAAAAAACAAGACCAGGGACAACGCACCAGGTCTTCGGAAGAACATCCTGATAGCGGAGCGGGATTGGTTTGTGGTAAATATCGGGCTAAAGGCTCCGGTAGCTCCATTTACCGCTCCTGGGGATACGTTGCGTATTGAGGCTAATCATACGTTTGTCGCTGGCAGGGGATTTATTCCTTTCCACGCCACGCTAGCCTCAGCTGAGCTTACTGCTGAGAATGTGGGAGACCGGGAATCACGGACCAACAATCCTTCCCTGGTAGCCCAGCATCCAGGCCTTACGGCAGAGATTGTCGAGTTCTTCCAAAGCCGTAAAAACGGAGACTGGATCATACTCGTCCAGACACTTGCGGGGGAATGGATACAGCTGGGTGAAGATGGTCTGGAAGCAGAAATCATGTTTTCCTTTGGCTCGGGCAAAGTGGACGGGGGATACCAGGGAGTGACGGCCACCATATCCAATTACGGAAAGCCGTATTTCTACGAAGGTGATATTGTGTACTATCCACAACCAGTATAAGCCATGATGGAGCAAGAAATAAAACTTTCCGAAGAGGTGGCTAAAAGCTACGAATGTAGCATCGTACCCACTACCGTCACCATCCAGAATGGAGCAGCCAAAGGCACCTATGATCTGAAAACGATCAGCCTGGAAGATGCTGCCAAACTTGCCAAAGCTGGTAAGTACCTGACTGAAAAAACACCTGCCAAATCAACGCAGGAAAAGAAATAGTTTTTTGGGTTTATTGTAACGGATTCCAGCCTCCTGATCTTCGGGGGGCTGGTTTTTTTATGTCCTCCGATTGGCAACTGCCAAGATGTAGGTTTGGAGAATGAAACGGACAAAAAAAACAACCCAGCAGCTGATGGCAATTGCCAGTCTGCAAAAAATCATGGTATGACGGATTATGAACGTTGGGAGCTGAATCCGGCATATTCCCTGGGGGTAGAGCTATACAAGCATCTTGGAGGAAATGACGTGGTTTTGCTTTCCCTGTTTTCTTTGCCTGAGACGTCATTCACCCGGTCCAAGCTGGAAGAGGCACTTAGGGATATTTCGGGTAAACCTGAGAAAAAAGCAGCAACTAGCGAAGGCCTTGAACCTTCAAAAGAAAAAACACCCGAACCGGTGCTAACCTTGATCAGGCAAAGGAGCCAGCTGCATGAAGCACTTTTCCACACGACATCCAAATCCGACCGGCACAAGATTGCCTTGAGGATTTTGGCCATGGGCAAAACACTGGATAGGTACTACGATCACGGGCAGCTTCCTGCCGGAGAGGCAGAGAATGAAATGCCCGAATCGGACATCCCCGTTAATGCCTGGGAACTTCACCAACTCATCAACAACAACATGGCCTATATGGCCAAAAACAAAAACCGGGAAGATAAGCAAGGAGAGATAAAACGAAGGGACAGAATGAACGGAGATATAGAAGAGCGACTAAAGGCAATCAATCATGAATGAGTTGTTTCCTGAAAATAGGGGAAAAATCAATATAAAGCTGGATACCCCCGAGGACAGGATATCTGCCTTCATGATCTCGAAAATCACGAAAGAAGAACTCCATAAAGGCGATGATAAAATCATGCGCCGGTGGCTTAAGATCTGGAATCTTCTTCTCAATTACCACTCCGCTTCCCAAGCGGTCACAGCTCATGTGAAGATGTGCGCAGAAGATCCGGATATCGGGCAAATATCTGAACGTACCGCATGGTATGATCTCAAGAATGCGACCAGCATTTGGGGGAACCTGAATGAGGTTCCTTATCATGCTTCCCTAGTGCTTCTTTCAGAATATGCGATGAAGACCTTTCAGCTTGCGGCTAAGCAGCAAAATATAAAGGAGATGAATCGGGCCATTGCTGAAATGAGGGAGATAAGAAAAGACCTTCATAACATTTCCGATAAATCGGACTTTGACACCCCCACTTCACGGTTTGTGCTTATTATCCAGACAGGCATCGATGGACAGGCTCCAAGGACTATAGATTTGGACGATTACCAGGAGCTCCCTGATGACTTGGCCGCAGAGGTAATTGAGGCCGTCCAAAATCAGGAGATTGACAGTGGTAAGTTTATGCAGATCGTGGAAGATTCAAAGAACGTAACTGAATAATGCTTAAGGCCAAACAGACAGTTTTCAATAAGCCACAGCAAGTATTTCAAGTCCTCAAAGCAGCATCTTCCAAGAATGTTTGGTCTCGGGGTACTGGGAAATCCTTTTTGATTGCTTGGATCATACATATGATTGTTCGCTGGATGCCAAGATCCAGTTGGGCGATTGTAGGCAAGTCATACAAGCAGCTATTGACTAGAACCCTTCCAACGACCATCGCCACCTTGGAGAGTGTTTTTGGTTACAAGCAGGATCGGGATTTTTTCGTTCGGAGAAAGCCCCCTAGGGAAAAGCGGTTTGAGACACCTATTTGTCCTCCCTTGGATTACGAACATTCTATTACTTTCAAGAATGGTGCATTTTTTCATCTGGTTTCCCTTGATGGGGGTGGTTCTACAATCCGGGGTCTTTCAATAGACGGATTTTTGGGAGACGAGGCACTAGACATTAACAAGGAGAAGATGGACACTGATGTGGTGCCTACGAATAGGGGTAATATTCGGTTTTTTAAGAACATACCGTTTCACCACGGTAGCTTTTTTTTCTCTTCCATGGGCTATGGTCACGAGTTCAAATGGATGTTGGATTCGGGTAAATATTACGAAGATGATGGTTTTAATTTTCGGGGTGTTCGCCAGCAGATCGTGCAAAAAGAGATGGAACTGGTAGATTGTCCAGACAAGAAAAAAATGGCTGAGCTATGGACCGAAATATTGGAATTGAAGCGGAAGCTTAAGTGGTACAAAAACAAAAATGGGTTTTTGTACATGGAGGCAGATGTATTCGATAATATTGAAAATCTCGGTTGGGCTTATATCAAGGAAATGCGCCGGACGCTTTTGGAGTTCATTTTTTTGGTGGAAATGCTTAATTGGTTTCCTGAAGGAATTGATGCCGGGTTTTACTTTGCCCTTAATCGTTCTGATCACGGCTATTCCAATAAGTTTGATCAGGGCTTTATAGGGTCGTTGTCCCATGACTCTGAGGCCGTCAAAAAACCAGATTGCAGAATGGACACTGACCTGGTATCTGGACAGCCCCTCAGGATAGCGGTTGATTGGGGCAGCCATATAAACTGCCTTTCCGTAACCCAGTTATTGACTAGTATAAACACGCTTCGATTCCTCAAGAACCTATATGTCAAGGGTGATATATTAGACAAACTGGCTAATGATTTCTGTAATTACTACCATCATCACAATAAGAAGGAAGTTTACATGAGCTATGGTCACGATGGTAACGTAAGCCATGCAAACAGTAAACTAACATATGCCGAGCAGTTCGCCAAAATACTTGAGACAAGGGGATGGATTGTACACTTGTCCTATGAAGCCGTTCCGCTTAGCCAGATGGAAAGGTATTTGCTCTGGGCTAAAGTACTGCAGAATACAAGCAATGCCAAGCGAGGTAAGCCATTTGATTCATCATTACCCATGGTAGAGTTCAACCTTGATAATTGTAATGAGACATTTGTCTCCATGCAGAATGCCCCTGCAAAGGAGGGGCGTAATGGAATTGAAAAGAATAAGAGTTCGGAGCGTAATGCGTTAATCCCACAAGAGGAAGCCACGCACCTCAGTGACACAGCTGACTACAACTTAACCGGTATAGTTCGAGATCCTTTTTCAAGTCTCCCTGGATACATTGGTTTTTAGACATTACTCAAATCATTTCAAGGATATACTAGCAGTTCGTATATCCTTTTTTTATGGAGGCAACTGCCAAATCTCTACAGATCCATGGCGGGGGTGATCCTGGCATTATTGCAGTTTGAAGAATGATAAGGTACAATAAAATATTGAAAATCAAAAGGTTAAAAAAAAATAGTTTGCAGATAAAAAAAATTGAAAATTTTTTGATTTTATCTGTCCTCCATTAAGTTCAATAGCTTTTTCACCTTCGGGCATGAAAATTATCCATCTTAAAGATGCGCTCAAGGAAATGGATGATCCAAATCCTTTTTCTATCGTCTATACGACCTGCGATATAAATAGAAAAACGGGTGGTGAAATTTTTAAACTTGACAATGTAATCCTTTCATTTAATGAAAATCGAGCAGAGAAGCTTGGATTTGAAAGTCCTACACAGGGGGTTACAGGTTTTACAAAAAAAGCAAACCATTACGATCACGCTTCACGAAACGTGCTTCTAAAAAATGGTTTGAGGAAAAAGTTTCACATCCGGTTATTACTTGAGTTCAACGGGAAAAAAGTATTCTACTAATGAGCAATCTAATTGAAGGAATAAGTTTGGATGTAGTGTACTCCAAGGCCACTGGAAACGTTTTTCAAACCGTTAACAAAAAAGCGCATTTGCCAGTAAAGGTCCCGGACTTTAAGGGAAACATAAACTCGCAAATTGTACAGTGGGGTGTTGACAATCTATTCCCGCAACGCGTGCTTAAGGAAATAAGAAAGAACTCAATCATTGGGCCTACCCTTAAGAAACAAGCGGAGATAGCCTACGATGAAATCATCTATGGCTTCAATGAGGATGACGGCAGCGGGAATATAAAGTTCCGAAGGGTGATCGATCCCAAGGTTGAAGCATTCTTCCAGCGCTCCCACATCCACCGGTACTACCTGGAGGCTCTCCGGAACTTCTATTTCTTCTACTTCGCAACACCAAAGATTATTTTTTCATCCGATCGGTCTGAAGTATATTCACTGACATGCTATAAGACAGCTCACTTTAGATTTGCTCGGCCATCTGAAAGCGGTTTCATAGGGAATGGATATATCTGTGCAGATTGGGAATCACACTTGAACATCGATTCACCATTTGTTGAGACAGTTCCCTTGATCGACATCTATGCCGATCCGGAGATGTATAGAAACGGGTCTGGCTACAAATACATCTATCCGCTTGCCTATCCCACAGAAGACGAAATCCATTATCCGTTGGTTGACTGGAATGCCGCCCGGGAATCAGGGTGGCTTGATGTCGCCCAGTCGATTCCCAAGTTCAAGAAATCCCTGATGAAAAATCAAATCAGCCTTAAGAACCTTATCCAGGTTCCGAGCTGGTGGTGGGAGTGGAAGTATCCAGGTTTCTCCAAGATGGATGAGCAAAGAAGGAAAGAGGTCCTTGACCTTGAGGTTGATCGGTTCGAGAAATTCTTTGTGGGTGACGAGAAGGCCGGCTCATCCATGATGGTAACATTCATATCTGATCCCGCACACCAAAAAGAATACCAGGGCTGGAAAGTCGATGCCGTCGATAACAAGATAAAAGACGGACTGTACATAGAAGACAGTAATGAAGCGTCATCCCATCTGCTGTATTCACTCGGCATGGATCCGGCAATCATCGGAAGCCAACCGGGATCAAAACTAGGAGCTGGATCCGGATCTGATAAGCGGGTAGCCTTCAATATTTACGTGGATACAATCAGATCACATCAGGATATTCTGCTTGAGCCACTGGCTTGGATAGGGTCATTCAACAAATGGCCTGCCTACAAATTCAAATCCAAAAACTCCCTGAACGCTTCCAGCTCCGCGGCGGCTGATCTGCCTCCATCCAAAAATCCCATGAACGAACCCCAACAGCAAGCATCATGAGCCACCTCATCAGCAGCATAACAGAGCTTCAGGAGTTCGTCCGGGTAGGGAACGGACTTGCTTATTCCAGCATTCTTCCATCTATCAACGAGGTAGAGTCCGGAGAGCTGCAATATTACCTTGGCACCGGCCTACTCAATAGGCTTATCCAGGTTCGTGCCTCTCAGGTATTTGAACCAAGCGAGGAGCAGCTCTCAAAATACGCCGCCATGGCTTTGGCCTGTCTGGCCGTATACAAAGCAGGACCGGAAATAGAAGTCAACTTCTCCGAAAACGGAATCCTTCGCCAAGAATCCGCCAACGAAAAGTCAGCCTTTGGCGGTCAGGTAAAGCGGTTCCGGGATGCTGTAGGTACCCGGGGATACAAGGCACTCGACAGCCTTGTAGTTTTTCTGGAAAAGAACGAAGATGATTTCCCGCTATGGCTTGATTCAGATTACTATCAGGACCGATCCTCCTTGCTGATTCGTTCGGTAAGGGAATTCCAGGAGGCGGGGGAAAACATAAAGGGAAGTGCGATCACTTTCCAGGCACTCAAGCCTATCATGAAGCAGATCCAGGAAACCCGGATCCAGATGGCGCTCCCCGATGGAATGTATCAAAGCATTCTCGCCGATGTAAGCGCAGCGGCTAACGCCTACCTGCTGAAAAACTACATCCGCCCGGCCATAGCCAAGTTCACCATCCAGGAGGCATTGACTACCCTGCCCGTGGAGATTGATCATGAGGGCGTGTATATCAATCAGATCGACCAGGGTGACGGGCGCACGATCACCCAGGCACCCATCCACCTACTCGAAAAGAAATCGTGGAACCTACGTGGCCTGGGTGACTACTATATCAGCAGAATGAAAGAATACCTCAATCAACATGCCTCATCCGCAATCTATCCGCTATGGTTTGGATCGGATCACTACTCAGAAACCCTGAGGGCACAAATACTGAGGGACACCTTAATCAGTGATGACAGGAAAATATATAGGGTATGATTTCAGAAAAATGTATAAGTGCGTTTGAAAACCTCGCAAAGAATATAGAAAACCCCAAGGGATGGATGCTGGCTACCAGTCTGTTTTGGTTTATCAACCAGTACGTGTTTTCCCAATGGTCATTTGCCATCGGCTTTATGATGGTATTTATCATCGACACTTTCACTGGCAGCTACTGTGCCTTTCAAAAAAAGGAATTTTCTTTTGTCAAGTTCAGGGAAATGCTCTTTGAAAAGTCATTGGCTTACTTCAGTATCATTATAAGCTACTCGATAGGCACCAAGATCATAATGGAGGACGGTACCGGCTCCATCATACAGTACCTCAATATCCCTTTTTACTCGCTGTTCTTCACGGTTGAGTTCGGTTCGATACTGAAAAACTGGTATAAATATAAAAAATGGCCATGGCTAAAACCACTCATGAAACACTTCGATGGATTTGACGACAAAACAGGAAAGGAGGAAAAAGATGCAGCTGACTAAAAACTTTCATTTGGACGAATTCCTGCTCAACCAATGGGCTACTCCTGAGGAGCAAGCCAGGATAATAAAAAGTCTGACAGGTGATGTCCTTGAGAATCTAAAGGAGCTCGCAAAAAATCTGCAGGTACTGTCCGATGACATCGGCAATGTCACGATCACAATCAACATCGGCTTTCGACCACTATGGTGGGAGCTTTCCCGGAAGCGATCCGGCAATAGTCAGCATGTGCATGGGAAGGGTGCGGACATTGTCGTGGCTGGCATGACCCCAGTCCAGGTAGCGCAGAGAATAGAACGCCTTATCAAGTCCGGCAAGATGAAGCCTGGCGGCTTAAAAACATATTCAAGATGGACACACTACGATATCCGGGGCGTCAATGTCCGGTGGTAAGTATCACAATAGGAAGAACCTGATATGAGCGCATTTATCAAAAACAATATCCTGCATAAGCCAATTCTGAAGGGATATCCCTTTGAGATAAAACTAAGAGGCCCGGCCGGATATATGGCCCTGTTCACGACAATCCGGGCAGACTTCAAATCTAGCAAGACACTGGACTCTCCCACCGTGCTGTCATATAGCTTGGGGGCAGGCATAGCAGTCGATGGAAACGACATGATACTTACGATAACCAAGGAAGTGACAGCCAACATTCGCCAGGGCTTTCTTCTGGCCGACATCAAGGCCGCTGTGGGAAGCGGCGACCCGGTCCTACTTCTGGACGGATACTTCGAAGTGATAGAAAAAGCAACACTATGATATTACAGATCTTAGAGGAAGTAATTCCCAACACCGAAATCATAGAAGAAATCATCGTTCTTCAGGTGAGTATCATTGAAGGGTCAGAGTCCGCAGCCGTAGCCGCCGCTGTTGCCGCCGTTGCCGCCGCAGCTGCGGCATTGACTACAAAAGGGCAAATTGACGATTCCTTGCAAAACATCGTACCCGCCATCAGTCAAGCAGGTACCGATCAAGTAGGCCTAGTAAACACTGCCGGAAGCAATGCCGTTGGCAATATTAACACTGCCAGGACTGATGCCATCGGCGAAATCACTCCCTTGGTTACAAATGCGCAAGCAGCGGCAACAGCAGCAACGACCGCAAAAACAGAATCAGAAGACGCAAGGGATGAAATTAATAATGCCTTGCAAAACATCGTCCCCGCTATCGGTCAAGCCGGTGCCGATCAAGTAGGCTTGGTAAACACTGCCGGAAGTAATGCCGTTGGCAACATTAGCACTGCCAGGACTGATGCCATCGGGGAAATCACTCCTTTGGTTACAAATGCGCAAGCAGCGGCAACAGCAGCAACCACAGCAAAAAATCAATCAGAAGGCGCAAGGGATGCCATCCTTGCCAAAGTAAACTTTGCCGGATCAGTAGCGGGAGATTTACTAAGAGACGTAAACGGTATTTATGTACCTCAAAGACCAGACTTGGCGATTGTGCGGGCTTTTTACCGAATTCAAACCGCATTGATTCCAAGATTGATTCAGCACGAAGGGTTTAATATAACGGGAAACGGGGGACTAACAAATTTTACAGACCCTATTTCATCGCTTAGTTATAGAATTTTATCGGGATTGGTAGCTAATACCGCCGCTGATATTACCCCATCTATAATTTACGTTAATGGATTCGATGAATCAAGCTTACCTACTAATAAGGGAATAATTTTAGGGATAAACTCTACGAATTACATAGAATTAATTTGGAATCGCAACAGTGTATGCATATTTAGGAGAATAGAAAATGGGAACGTTGTATCTTCAAATAGTTCTAGTATTGGAGGTGCTCTTCGGGGAGCACCGTACCAGCTTCAAATTAATTTGGGGGGATTTAGTTCTAGAACTAGTATAGGTGCTTTGATAACTGGCTTGGTTAGAGTAAGTTTTTCTTTTGATGATAATATTATTTCTTATAGACAAAACATAACATTCATAGCATTGACAGCTAATATTGTCGGTTCTGTCAATAACAATATTTGTATAGCAGGTCAAAAATTTACTTAAAAAACCATGCAACTAGAAAAAATATTAAACCCCGAAACAAATAGGTTTGAACCTGATTTTACAATTTTGACAGACCGACAAATTGAAAAAATATCAGGCTTCATATTAAACGAAGACGGGGAAACTTATACGGTCACAATCAACGATCCCGAATCGGAAGCAAAAGAAATGGCCGCAATATTGGCGACAGTACAATTTACAGCGGCCAAGGGACTGCTCGATACATCAATTCCGATTGAAAGGATTGAAGAATTTGCAAAGGTGTTTGATTATCCTGTTCCGGGAAAAACCTACGTCCTAGATTGGATATTACGCAACCCCGAGGATAATGAATTATATAGAGTAGTTCAGCCAACGGTAACGTGGGAAAAGCAGTGGGTGATGTCAAAAATACCCGCAATTGTTACCCCTCTAAGACCTCAAAAAAGTGCTTGGGTTCAACCATCTGGAGCGCATGATGCCTACAAAATAGCTGATATCGTTACTCACAAGGATAAAACCTGGGAATCACTTAACGCAAACAACGTTTGGGAGCCAGGTGTATTTGGATGGAAAGAAATATAAAAACTAAACTAATTTAAACCATGAAAATCAAACCAATTCAAACCGTAAAAACCTACCTTGACAAGGTAGCGAACGCTGTCGTAGCCATCAAAGACAAGATCGTTCAATTCGTGAAAGACTTCCCCGGAAACGCTGTCAACGCTGTTTTTTGGATGAAAAAGGAACTGGTTGAAATCGGGTTGATTCACATTGACAAAGTGATGCATGCTGTTAAGGGTACCTTGTTTTATGCGATACTTGGGCTGTTTGTTGCGTCCTTACCCGCACTGATAGCGACTATCATTTTGGCAATTGCCGTGGAAGCGTTAGACAAGCTGTCAAAAAAAGGCACCCCCGATATCTGGGATGCTGTCGCAACCTTTATACTCCCCCTAATTATTTACTTTCACTAGCAAAATGAAATACATCATCCTCCTCATGATCATCCTCGGATCCTGCAAGGCTCCGGAAGTTCTTACCGAGCGCATATTCTCCGACACCACCATAATCCGGGAGACAACCAAGATCGTCACGATCCCGGGGCAGACGGCGCAATCTCCGAAAGTCAACCTTGACAGCCTGGTTAATTTGCTCAAGTCCGGTGTCAAGCCGGAAATAATAAACAAGTCGCTGTATTACACCGATCCCGAAACAAATATGCGGATAGGCCTCATATTGGATCAAATGGGCAACCTAAGCGCCTTATGCGAAACCCAGGAACAGACAATAGAGCTGATGGAACGTGAAATTGAAAGGCTTAGAATAGAACAAACCACCACCACCATCACCAAAAAGCCCTCGTTCCTTGAAACCCTATCCACCTCCTTCAAAACCCTGCTATACCTAATAATCGCAATCATCGCAATAGCCACCATCTACCGCTTCACCCGCCGCTAACCTTTAACCCTTAACTTTTTAACCTTTAACTTTTTAACCCTTAACATTTAACCCCTTCCCCCAAAAACACCTGTCCTCCAATCCCCCCCTTGATACTGCTATTTTTCGCCCATGGTAGCAATCCAAATAACTTACCCAATCTGGCTCCTTGGCCAGCAAAAACACAAAGTAAGCGTTCCCCAGTCCTGGAACGAACTCACAAAAGACCAGCTTTGTCGGGTGGCCGCCCTGCTATATTCCGGCAAGTCAGACCTAAACCGCATCCGGATAGAGCTGCTTCGAATCCTGATGCGGCTCAAGTGGCACCACCTGTTTTTGATCGGTGGAGACAGGCTCATCGACCTATTCCCCTATGTGGCTTTCATCGAAAAGGATATTACGCTCACGGACAATAAAGTTCTTTCTTTTGCTGTTGACAATATCCGGTTTTTTGGCCCCATGCGGGATTTTTCCACGCTGACGGCGGAGGAGTGGACCGATGCCGATGAGGCGTATACCGACTGCCACCCATCGCTGAATCCCGAGGCGCTGGATAGATTTATCGCCATCCTTTTTAGGGAGCGAAAGAAAGGAATGTGGCAGAATCACTCCAAATGGTCCAACGATTACCGCCGTCCCTACCAGGAGCACGAGTTACGGGGGCGTGTCCGGCACATCGCCAAAATTCCGCAGCCGGTCAAGCTTGCGGTGCTGCTGTGGTGGAAAGGCTGCCGCCGGGAGTGGGAAGATGTCTTTGAGCGGGTGTTCAAGTCCAAAGAGCAGCAAGGCCCGCAGTCTTTCGGTTGGCAGGAAACCATACTGAAGCTTTCCGGCTCCGAATTCGGAGACCTCGAAAAGACCCAGCGCACCTACATGTACAAACTCATGCTCAAGATGGAAGTCACCATCAAGGATGAGGAATACCGCATACAACACGAAAAAGCCCAGCGAAATGCTCATTAAAGACCACAAGACATATACCGATTTCTTCAGGACGATGGCGATCCATCACCTCGATATCAGGCACAGTGACACCCAATCCCATTTTGCCCGGATGAACCTGTCCGCACATCCCATGCTCGCCCGGGAGGACATCACCGAGTTCCTGAAAGCCATCCGGACGAAGCTGCATTTCCCCGCCCTGCTGCTGAACAGCTACCAGGCCAAAGCCGATGCCCAGGACAGCAACGATGCCAAGCGAAAGGTGATCCAAGGGGAATTCTTCATTATCAACCGGGTCATCAAGGAAGATTATGACAATCAGGACACCGTATTTGACGATACTGAGGAGATAGGGACCGACATCATCAGTTTCCTGGGCGAATACTACGAGGAGAACCCACAACACGGCTATTTCGAGTGGAACGACACCATGATGGAGAAGATTTCCAACTTGGAAGTGGACAACCTGGCCGGGACAAAATTTTATTTCACGATCAGCATTCCCAACGAGGTAGCCTTTCAGCTTCGCCCGGACAGATTTGATGACCAACTCTTTACACCATGACCAAAAACTACGCATACATCTATGAGGGAGTCCCCGGGTCGGTAGCAGTCACGGTCAACTTTGCCAGCTGTCAGGTGGTCGAAGTAGGTCCTACTTCCCTACATCGGAACGGAACCCTCACTGCCCAGGTCACACTGGGCCAGTCACTGCCCTTTAATCTGTTTATCCGCATGGATAAGCGGAGTGAGTACAATGAAAATGGGGTAAATGGTGTAATCACGGTACAGGAAACGCATATTATACCATCGGGTGTCACAAGTCACACCCTTACGCTGCAGTGCCTGACGATGCAGCCCGATCCGTGGATCTACTATGACATCTCGTACATTTTCCTGGATCAAGCCGCACCGCAAAACGAAGGCTCTCCGCTTGCCGCTTCTGTTCAGTTGACAACAAATGTCACATGCTTCGGCAGGGCTAACGGGACGGTTGCCATCTTGGCCAGATTTGGCACCGGGGTATATGCATATGTATGGTCAGATGGGGGACCGGCCACAGCCACCCGCACGTCCCTGGCACCGGGTACATACTCCGTCACCGTCACCGACACGGGGGTAGGATCGGTCTTGTTGACAGGAATTGTCATCAGTCAGCCCACACAGATTCAGCTGGCCGTGAACAACACGCCCGTGGGATGTTTTGGGGGAAATACCGGCTCTTTGGTCTTGACCGCCTCTGGAGGGAGTGGATCAGGGTATACCTATGCCTGGTCCGATGCGTCCACGTCCAAGGACCGGACTAACCTGGTATCAGGCAGCTACGCCGTCACCGTCACCGATGGCAATGGCTGCTTTCGTGCGTTCCCGATCACCGTCACGCAACCCGCCCAACTCATCATCACCATCAACCAGTCCGGAAGGGATGTCATCATGGGCATTGCGGGAGGGACGGCGCCTTATGCTTACCTATGGAGCGATCAGGTCACGGACAGGGACCGGTTTATTTTGCCCAACGGGATATATACCTTCACCGTCACCGATGCCAACGGCTGCTCGCAGCAGACAACGGTTGTCATCCAGGATTTCAAATTCTATTTCTCCAAAAATCCCGTATGGCTTGTCCTTGAGGCCAACTTATCCAGTCCCAAGCCAAACCTTTCATTTGTATGTGAAGTCCACCTGGAGGAAGTCTACAAGAGCAACGTATTTTCTCAAAAATACCAAACCGAACACCCCGCCCGGGTGGGTGGCACCACGGATTTCAACCTGCAGCAGGTTTTAAACGCCTATTTGGACGCTTTTGTACCTAATTTTGGGGAGAATGCGCCCAAGATGGTCGGTGAAATCTTCAAAAGGTTCTATCTACGGTACTTCGAAAAGTTCGGAACGCCTCCCGTTCCCGCCACATCCATACAGCAGGACACCTTTTATGTCCTGTTTGGTGGCCTTTCAGATCAGGAATTTGCCAAAAACGTGTTTTTCACCACCTATTTGGACAATATACGTCCATTTCTGACGTGGCAACCGAAGAGCCTCCTTATAGATGACTTGCAACATGCTTACCTTCACTATGTAGTCACCTCCCCTATCATCGCCAGCCTGAGGCTCTTTGTCCGGGTGATCTACACCGATGGGAGCAATGTCGGATTTATGTGGGGCGACACCATGCAGCCCGTCAGTAGGTATGAGGTCTTCCGATTTCCTGTTGGCATGTCGCAGCTTGGTCTTTTGGCACTCAATCCGGCAAAGAAGATCCGGGAATATATCGTGGAGCTCAGGGACTTCAACACGCCCGTATCCGAGCAGCGGACATACATCCGGGCTGCGCCCAAAAAGCACCACAAGCGGCTCCTGTTTCTCAACAGTATGGGGGGGTGGGACTCCCTGCTCTGTCGTGGCCGGGGCAAAGAGGCCATCCGCACCGAGGAAGAAAGCATAAGCAGCGATCTCCCAGTTCGCTTCGCCTACTCCGACCGGGAGCGGGAGACGGTATCCAAGACGGGTACCCAGCGCATGGAATGTGTCATCACCAACCTGAACGGCTCCGAGCGCATGCACCTGGTAGACCTTGCCATATCCGAAAAGGTCTATTTGCAGACTTCATCCGGCTACCTGCCCGTATCTGTCGAGTTTTCGTTTGATCCTTCTGACGATTACCAGAATATTGACACCGTGGAGCTGGATATCATCCTGCCCACGGTCAAACGCTACACCCCCGAGCTATGATATCGATCACCGTAGACGACCAACTGATAGACATCAACGATTCTGCTTCCTTCAGCATCGGTGGCCGCAGTCCCTACACCCAACCGGGGGAGCTATACGGCCCAAAGGTGTACAACGTATCGGCCCTTGACAGTAGGAGCAATGCGAGGATATTCCAGTTTGCCAGCCTCATAAACAATACCGGTCGGGTGAAGGCCTATCCAAACGCCCAGATCCGGTTTGGGGATCTGCTCTGGAAAGTCGGCACACTCAAGCTCCGGGACATCTCCGGGGGGTACAATTTCAGCTTTCACTCCGATGCGGGCGACATAGAGGCCAAGATCAAGAACCGCACGCTGCCCGCACTGGATCTTGGCACGGATAGCACCGGGCTGAACACTGTCAACATCTACCCGACAGCCAAACACGCCTGTTTTGTGGTCAAAAATCCGCTTTTCTATGCCGAAAACAACAGCAAAAATACGCTCTATGAAGGCTATGTAAACCAATATAATACAGGAGCTTCACGCCTATACAACCCCACACAGGACGGCAACGCCTATACCGTCACGCCATTCCCGTTTCTTCTCCATGTTTTAGAGCGCATATTTAACGACCTTGGGTACTTTGGCATCTCCGGAGCCTGGACCCAAGAGGAGAATATCCGAAGGGTAGTCCTATATAACAACTATGACCACCGCAGCGGGGATATCATCTACAACAGGCACGTGCCGCCCATATCGGTCGGTGCTTTTCTGATAGACACGGCGATATATTTTGGGATTACGTACGTCATCAATCCCGTCACCCGCCTGGTGGAGATCCGGAAAGTCTCCGACTGGCTCGCCGATCAGAGCTATGTCGACCTGAACTACCGGGCCAACCGGTCCTATAAGCTTGAGCCAAACGAGAATGACGGTTTTCGCTTTTCGATGCGTGCCGATGGCTCGGACAAGCTGCTGGAAAATGATCCCTCCTGGATGGAAAGCAAAATCGGCAATGGCTCCCATCCGATAGAGGTAAACGCCTCCCCGCTTACCATGATCACCGAGACCAATCCCGATGCGGCCGAGTGGACTATTCCCCAGGTGCAGCAGCAGGGCAGCGGCCCGGCTTTCGACTTGGAGTTGGACAGTAGGGGGGGGCTTCGCTTTATGCTTTTTGAGGGGATGGCCACCGACAGCGGCGGCAATGCCTACCCGCGGGGACACTACCTGCGCACGGGATTTTCGCTTAGGTGGTCCGGGGCGGATGGGATCATCGCCCGGTCATACGGCGGGTGGACCGACTGGAAGAGCGAGACCGAACACATGGAGCGCACCGTCGAGCTTACCCTGGTGGAGCTGATGCAGCTGGACACCTCCCGAAAAGTCATGATAGACAACCTCAAGTGGATAGTCGAGGAGTACGATGCGTCCATCACCGCCAAGGGCAACCCGGACCGGATTAAGGTGGCCTTGAAACTCTATTCCGTCAAGATCTGATGGAACGCCAACTCAACATCCACGAAAAAATAAACTTCAGGGCATTGGCCAGGGAGTTCCCGATTATAGCCAAGAAGGAGATGGCCGAGCGGTTCCGCAAGTTAAAGATCGGAGATAGCGGGGCTTTGGAGCGGGACATGACATTCCGGGGCAAAGTATTGGTGAACGGCATTATGGTCGAGATAGATTACTATTGGTATGGACGGTGGACAGACTGGGGGCTTGGCAAGGGCATCACGGCGGGAGACGTATCCGTGATGACACTTTTGGGGGGAGGGCGCAAGCGCAAAAACTGGACACGCAAGCTCGCCGCTTTCCGTCACCGCCTTGGGGAGCTATATAGCGAGATAGCCACCGAAAGTCTTGCCGACCAAGCCAGAACTAGCTATGACCGGACATTGAGGTTTAAACTTTAGAAAATAAGTTGTAATTTTGAGTCTCGGATATTGGCTAAAAAGATGGAGTACCTATCACAAATCGAAAAGCATGAAAACTGGACAGCAGTCCTAGAAGCTCTAAAAATTATTTTTGGAGTAGCCATTATAATTTATTTGGGTTATCTGGGAAGAAATTTCACAAAAAGATACCCCAAATGACATTAGAAAACCCCGGGCTTACTGCTCGGGGTTTTCTTTTTTCAAACACTCTAAACCTTTTTTCACTAAATATTGATAGGTTACTTTCAAAGAGCGCCTTACTTTCGTTTGTTTTTCAATTTCCGCATGAAGTATTTTTATGTCTAAATGCAGATCTTCCTCAATTTCAATTTGAACTTTCGCCATGTTTTATATTTGATTGATACAAATATATCGCACAAATATTTTTTTTCCTAATCTTATTGTTTTTAAATAATAAGACATTATATTTGTAACCAATAGATATAAAAATAATTAAAATGAACACGCAAACAAGAACAGTTGCTGTAATCAACCAATCCAAGATATTGGTTATTCAGGATGGTCAAAAATTGGTGCCTATCAAACCCATTTGCGAGGCATTGGGGGTTGATGCAAAAGCACAAAGATCGAAGATTCAAGAGGATGAAATCTTAAGTTCAGTTGGGGTGCTAAGCACCTCAACTGGATCTGATGGAAAGCAGTATGAAATGTTCTGCATTCCCTTCAAATATGTCTTCGGTTGGCTCTTCACCATCAACCCCGCAAACGTAAAAGAAGAGGCTAAAGCAACGGTGATCGAGTACAGGGAAGCCTGCTACAATGCGTTGTATCAAAGCTTCACCGACATGTCGGATTTCCTCACCGAAAAGCAGCAATCTGTCGCCTCACTGCTGGAAGATCAGCGTACGGCAAAGGATAATTTCAGCCAAGCCAAAAAGAGATTGGCGGAAGCGGACAAATCCCTGGATGCGGCAGTGGGAATGAGCTTCGATGTCTGGATGGCCAACAATCGTCAGATGAAACTTTTTGGAGACGATAATCAAGATTAAAAAAAACCCCCGGTGTTCGTAGCACCGGGGGATTCAAATAAATGAATTACATCACTTAAAAACTGTTTGAAATGCCAATTTACAGAGAAATTCTTACCTTCCAACATGTGGAGCAAATCTATTACCTATTTGAGGCCATCGAAGCAGCGAAGCTTCCTGAGAAAATCAGCCAGATATCAGACTACCTCAGGGAAGGCTACCGCTACGCCTCCAATGTGAATGATGAGCGGGTTCGCAAGATGGACGTCACCCGGCACACCGACCTTATCCACCTGCTGCACCTCTGCGCCCAGGAGATGCTCAAGCCAGAGCCGGCCCGATTCCTCGCTGTACACCTAGACTGCGGCACAGTGATCAATCTTGAAGCCTTTCTCGACTTCTTGGATTCGCTGGACGAGGTAGACGAAGCCGTTGACGATCTGGAAGAGCTCGACCGGGTCCTGCAAAACTACCTAAACGATTCCAACGTATGGAAGTACCGGGAATGCTCCGCCACCGTCAGGGAAATACTATATTTGATGCGGCGCATTTCCCAGTTTATCAAATCAAACCCCCAAACAGCTTAGCGATGCCAGAAGAAAACACCAAAACACCACTACAGGAGCTCAGGCAAGAACTGTCCAAACGTCTCCCCCTTCTCCCTGACTACAAGATAATAGAGCTATGCCAGGATTATGGGATCAACTATGAGATGGCAGACGTAAACACCCTCCGGATATATATGTTACTCTGCGCCGCCGAGGATATGATATTGAAAGACCTCACGCCATAATACCAATTTAATCTTTTTGCTAATGGATGACTTTAATCTTGCCTTTCGTCCGTCCTCCAAAACCCCGATAATCCGGGGTTTTTTTGTTGTCATAATCCCGCAACTCCATGGCTTCGAAGACCGAACAGCGCAAAATTCAAATTATAGCCGATGGCTCATCCGTCAACTCCTCCCTACAGGAGATGCAGAAAGCCTCCAGACTGCTATACAATGAGATGAGCAAGCTCCCCACCAACTCGGAGGAGTTCGCCAAAAAGTCCGAGCAGTTCCAAAACGTCAAGAAAAGACTCGATGAAACCAAAGGTGCCGCCGTGGGTGCCACTAAGTCACTCAACGAGATGGCCAATGAAGCCCTACAAATGTCACCGATCGGCGGCATGATCAACGGCATTACCGGTGCGATGGGCAAAGCCAAAGTAGGAGTCAATCTTGTATCTGCTTCCTTCAAAACACTCCGGGGTGCCATCATGGCCACCGGGATTGGTCTTCTGGTAGTAGGCCTGGGGGTGTTGATCAACTACCTAACGTCTACCCAGGACGGCATCGACAAAGTAAACAAGGTACTGACTCCCCTCAGGGTCATTTTTGAAAAGCTCCAAGGCGTAGTCCAAAACCTGGGGGGAAATTTATTCAAAGGTCTGGGCGAACTCCTAAACGGCAACCTGAAGGATGGATTCACCACCCTAAAAAACGGAGCCAGTCAGGCAGGCGATGAACTGGGCAAAGCCTTCACCGATGGGATAAAACAAGGTGGGGAGCTTGCCGATATGAATATCAATATAGAAAAGTCAGAAAACCGGTTGATTGTAAAAAGAGCCGAATTAGCCAAGCAATATAAAGAGGCTGCTGAAATAGCCGAAAACGTAGCGGCATCTGATGAAGATCGAAGAAACGCAGCTCTAAAAGGAATTGAAGTGACAAATCAAGGTCTCGCTCTTGAAAGGGATTTGATTGATCAGAAAATAGCCCGAAAAGAATTGGAAAATAGTCTAAACGATACTTCCAGGGCCGATGATGCAGAGCTACAGGAACTCATGGCACAAAGATTATTGGCTGATACACAAGCATCGGAAGCAAGAACCACTGCCCGCTCAAAGCTAAACACCGTAAACCAATCTATAGCTGGAGAAGATAAAAAGAGGCATGATGAAGCTCTTAAGCGGATCGATGAGCAGTCGAAAAAGGAGGATGAAAATCAAAAGCGCATCGAAAAGCTTCGTGACGAATACCTGAAGGCTACCCTCGAAGCGGAGATGGCCGTCCAGGACTTGATGATAGCCGTCATGGCCGAGGGTACAGACAAGAAAATCGCCAAGCTGGACTTGGATTTAGAAAGGGAGCTGGCCAAGCAGGAGGAGCGCCGGGTCCAGCTACTCGAAAACGAAACCCTGACCGAAACCGAAAGACAGTCCGTCCGGGATCAGTTTGCCGAGCTTGCGGAGCTCAAGCGGCAGGAGCACAGTCAGCAGCTGGACGAGATCCTGGAAGAGGAGAAAGAAAAGGATATTGAAAAGCAGCTCAAGGAATTTGACGAAAGCCAGGAGCGGGATACCCTTCTTTTCCAGACTTCGATGATGAATGCCGTCAATGCGGAGATGCTGAAAAAGGACGCACTCCTCCAGATTCAGCGGGAGTATGCCGCCGAGAAACTCGCACTCCTTGAAGCCTCCGGACAGGGTGAATCCATCCAAGCCCTCAAGCTGAAAAACACCATTGCACAGATCGACAAGAACATCGCCGATAACAAGATAGCGGAAGCACAGCGGGCCGAGGACTTTAAGGTACAGCTTCAGCAGATGGGTTTTGAGGCCGCAATGGGATTTATGCAGCTTGGACTTGAACTCATTGGCGAAGAGGCAAAAGGTAGAAAAACGCTGGCAACTGCCATGAAGGCGGTCCAAATTGGGCAGGTAGTGATGATGGGAATCAAGGAGGTGCAAGCCATTTGGGCGGGAGCTTCCACCCTTGGGCCTATTGCCGGCCCAATAGTCGGTTCCCTTCAGACGGCCATCGCCGTCTCCCGTGCGGGATTGGCCATCAACAAAATTCGTACAACCCAATACGCCTCCGGAGGCGCAACGGGTTCCGGCAGGGCAATAGACATGATGATGGGTGGAAATGGTTCTTGGAACATGCCCGATGGCAGATCTACCAACAATGTAGGGAGCTTTGCCAGGGGCGGCCACATAGGCAGCGCATCTTTTGGCGTGATCGGAGAGCGTGGTTCCGAGTGGGTAGGGCCAAACTGGATGCTTACCTCTCCCAAGTACGCCAATATTTTCGGATACCTGGAAGCAGAGCGGCGTAGGGCTACCCCATTCGCCATGGGGGGATCCACTTCCCAAGGCACGCCCCAGCTGTCGCAAAACTCATCGGCCACCCAAGACCTACAGCAGCTTATGTCGATGATCGAGCAGTTTGGAGAGATGCGGCAAGTCCTCGTGGATATCCGCACCCTCCTCGGAGCCTGGCCCCAGCAGCTCCGGGTTGTCAATGACCCCCGGGACATACTCGATGGCGTCCGGGTTCTTAACGAGATCGAGGCTGATAGTAGAATTAACCGATGATCAAACCCTGTCCAACAAAATCGGACAGGGTTTTTTTATTAATGTCCCCAAAATACCCAAAAACGCATTGTTTGACCTGTTTGACGGATTTGTCAATAATCTGTCCTCGTGAAATTACTAATACGCATACCCTCTGTTTTCTTCCGCTGATCCATGATCTTCACATATTTCTCGCTCATCTTCGTAGTAGTATGGCCTAGAAAAGCAGCAAGCACCTCCAGCTTCCCGTCATGCTCCATATATAAGGTGGCCAGCGTCTCCCTCGCCACCTGAAAGCATATCCGGGTTTTTATTTCCAGCAAGTTGGATATCTCGTTGATATAGTCGTTTTGCTTCTGCTCACTTGGATAGCGAAACAGATTTTTATCACCAATCTCGTCTATCTCATCAGCCACCAAGTCCAAGGCCTCCTTCGTGATCGGCATCCTCACCCTCGTACCAAACCTCTTCGTTTTGTTTGGCACAAAATCAAAAAAGTCGCCATCAATCCAGTCTACATCAAACCGCCTAAGATCCCCATGCCTCATGCCCGTCACACAGCAAAACAAAAATGCCCGAAGCACTACCCGGTGACTGGGATGCAATAGCGGCTCCTGGTAATAATCCCAAAACTGGATAAATTGATCCTTGGTAAGCGGCTGATATCTCCCCATCTCCTGCTTTGCCTTGAAAAAATCGTATGGATGGATAAATTCGATATGGTCCACCTTTCTGGCCTGATTCAGGTAGGTCTTGAAATTCTTGTGGGTAGCCCACCTGGCATTAAGCGACTTGGCCCCAGTCTTACGCTTCATCCACGAGTCGAACATCTGGGCCGTCCTGTTATTCAGCTCCGCAAAAGTAAGATCCGGTTTCCACTGCCCAATCTTCCGGACACTGGACAGGTGGTTGTTCCTGCTCGATTCCTCAATATCTCCCTGCCGGTATCGGAGATTTATTTTTTCCTCCATATACTGTAAAAAGTTCGATTTGTTCAGCGAGCTGGTAAATTCACCCAAAAAAACATCAAGCGTAAGTTCCAACCTCCGAAGCCGGTATTCCACAAAAACGGCATTCGCCTTCGCCTCAGCATCCGACAGCAATAGGTTATAATCCTTCGCCAGCTCATCATTCTTTGACCGTGGAAGGCACCTCCTGTTTTTCAAATCGAATCTGGCCAGCTCCCAATAAAGTTTAAGGTCCAGATCCTTTTTTTTCCGATCCACAATCACCCGCAGATACAGCAGCACCGTGCCATCCTCCCGGACCCGCTGTTTATTGTAGACCACCTTTGCACTACAGTTCACCATTGTTGAAACGAAGTTGAAACCAACCATTCAAAATTCGTCTGCGGCCATATGCCCCAGCACCCCTGAAAGTCGCTTTTTAAGCGGTTTTCAAATAGCCAAGATGGCTTGGTGCACTCGGAAGGATTACCCATTTCTTCTAATAGTCAATTAATTAACACTTGATGTTGAAACCACGTTGAAAAATTATAGGTCTTCGAACAGCAGTTTGAGGATCTTGTCCTTTTTTTTGCCCTTAAGCCGGATTGTTACCGACAGCTCCTCATCCTGCTTTTTGTGGATTGTCTTTTTGTATTCGCCGGGCTCTTCCCAGGCCATCGTCACTTCCTGTTCGGTCGAAAATTCCGGCTCGGGCAGGTTGTGGACGGAGTTCCATTCTTTTGCCAGCAGTTCATAGAAATTAATGTCAAGGGCGTTGGCATAGCTTTCCAGAACCGACATAGACACCTTTTCCTTGTCCAAATCTTTTTTTACCCCCTCAGGCGATTTATTTATCAATTCGCCAATTTGCTTGAGGCTGTATCTCTCCCTTTTGATACATTCTTTCAAATAGTTGCCAATATGCATACGCTTTGTAGATTATTAATTTACTTTATGTACAAATGTCAACAAAAAGTATCGAAACCAATCAACTTTTACAGGTGTAAAAAGTTTAAAAAAAGGGTGTATAATGTAAATTATATACCAACAAAAAGTAAAAAATAAGTACATATAATTTGTTTTTTAGGTACATATAGTTTATATTTGAATTACCAAACTGTATTAAGCTAATGAACAGAATTAAAGAAGTACTCCAAACCAAAAACATAGATGAGGTGAGGCCATCAAAAGACCTCCTCGACCTACTTGGTATTGGTGTCCACTCTTGGAACAAGTGGGTGGAAAAAAAGAAAGACCCTGAATTGTGGCAGCTGGAAATCGTTGCCTCCTTTCTGTCCTGTAACCTGTCTGACCTCGTCCAAGCCAATGAAAGAGCGGGTGTGTGACAAGCTCCGCCAGATCGCCAACGCCAGGGAGTGCGCCTTCAGGAGTGTTGGCAGGACAAGTCTGGCAAAGATGGCCGCAATCGGAAAAATACGCAACGTGGCCGGGTACATATCCACCCAGCCCGAAGGTAAGCAGCTCCGTGCTGTTTTGACCGTGGAGCAGGAGCTTTTGCTCATTGCTCCGCACGAACAAAGCCGATTCAACCGGCTAAGGGAAAAAATCCACACCATCATCCAACAAGCCCATGAAGCATATAACCAAGCTCTTTATTGAAGCCGATAAGGTAGCAGATACCAGGTATCGACTCAGGAAGGGAGTAAAGTTGGTTTTTGGAAGCGAAAGCCGGGGCCGGATAGGATGGGACCTGTATAAGAGCACACTGGAATTCCGAAGGATCAATCTCGCATTGTTTCATTTTGCTGAAAGCGAAGTGAGCGACGCGGAACTTGAGCAGTTCTTACTTACCCAAATACCGACATGAAATACCTCACCTTTTACTTCCGGTATATGCTGTTGCTTTTTGCGGCATGCATGGTGGCCCTGCTCTTTGGATATGAGGTGTCCATCTTGACATTTTGGTTTCTCTTGTTACTGCCAAATGTCCCTGTTTTATTCGCTCTTATCTATTTGTTTTTCCATGTAAACTATTTTGATGAAAAAGACAAATAGACTCGCCATCCAGCTTACCCTGTGCTGTGTACTCAGTGTCGGTGCCGACACTGTATCCAAGGATATTCTCTCACAAAAACAAAAGGCCATGCGAACCCTCCGACCTGGGCGGCGGACTAGAGATGAGCTGGCCGAAATATGGACATGGAACTAACAATAACAACAAAAAAAGCAGCAGATAGGTGGGTGGACCCACTTATGAACTATCTGGAGGAACATATCTTTTGGATATCGCGGGAGCTCCGGGGGGAGATTATCCAAGACATGCCTACCCTGTTCAGTTATATTGTGGACCTCAAAGCCGAATTCCTGCTTTGCAACAAACAATATGAGAAGCCTTTTGGCTTCAACGCCGAATACGAATCCAACGGAACGGCCACTATCAGGGTCGGATACTCACAGGAACAAATAACAATAACAGAAAAAGTAAACCCATGAAAAAACTACTTCTATTACTCATCATCGCATGCATCCTACAGACCGGATGCGCCTCCCGCCTGATCTACACAGGAAGCACGGGCGAGAGACCTCACGTATTTGTCCAGTCGCACAAATACGAAAAACAAAAGAAAGCCAGGTGGAAGCACCAAGACAAAAAATACAGAAAATATGAAAAAGCTCATTAGTATTCTACACATACTACTGATCATCTCCTGCGCACCGATTCCCCGTGCGATGATGACCGAGGCACAGATCGTCAACACAGAGACAGACCGGATATACGTGATATTCAGGGAAGCACACACGCCAGACCGCTACACCGGAGGCTGGTTCCACGTCCCGGGAATGGGGCTGCTTAACAAAGATTCCTACGATGTCAACCTAGTTATCACACCCAAAAAAAGCAACCAATGAAGCAGCATTTCACAGACGTGTTGAGGGCATCCCTCACCCGTCAGTTCACCAAGTTATTTATGCCAAAACTTCCAGACTGCCACTTGAGCCGGATCGTGATGTACGAGGCAATTAATGCCAGTGCGGACTCGGGGTATTGCATCATGCAGATAGATGTAACCCGGGAAAAAAATCCATCAGACCGGTTGATTGTGAAGGTAAACAACGAAATCCGTTTGGATTTTGACTTTGCGAAGGAGGTCTCCAATGCTTAACCCGAACCTAGAGGAATACGCATCCCAGGTAAACAAAGTCAGGGTATTGCAGCGCGGTTACTTTGAAGCCAGCGCCAGGGCAAGGAAAAGCCGCCTACCGGATGATTTTGCCAAATCCAAATCCTTGCTTGTGGAGAGCAAGAAAGAAGAAAAGGCACTCGATGAGATGACGGATAATATACTTTTTTGGAAGGGGGTATCCAATGCCTAAGCTAAAACCAAACCAATTCGTCCTTGCCGGACATATCATCACGGAAACGCCCATTCTGTTCCAGACCGAAATGGTACAGGCCAATATGGAGGGGCGTAAGACGCAGACAAGAAGAACCAAAGGGCTCGATTATCTGAATGATCCCAGTACATTCAACTGCTTTGATTCCTTGGAGCATGTCGTATCGCTTGACGGAAAAAACAGACATGGCGTCATGCTAAACATAAAGGATTCATCCAGAGGCATATTTGTCAGGTATCCTTACGGAAAGCCCGGTGACCTCCTTTGGGTAAGGGAAACTTGGGAATCAGTCCCTGTTCAGGTTGGTGGGGTATATGATGATAAACCGCCCATAGAGGAGGTTGTGATTCGTTTTAAGGCGGATTCACCGGATAGTTTTGAGCGGTGGAAACCCTCCATCCACATGCCAAAGTCCGCCTCCCGAATATGGGCGATGATAGAAGATATAAGTGTCGAGCGGGTGCAGGCTATCACCGCAGAGGATGCCATTTCCGAGGGATGCTCTCATTATGGTCCTTTTGGAGAATTCAGGGGATCACTCCATCCAAATGGGGGGTCAATGAAATATAGGGCTTATTCAAAGCCAGAAGGAGCATTTCAGTGTATATGGGAAACCATTAACGGATCCGAATCCTGGAAGTCAAACCCCCACGTATGGGTAATCAAATACCGAATCCTATCCAAGAAGGGAAGGCCAAGTGACGGAGAAATATTTGACAATTACTGGCATATTACAGCAAAAAAGGCCATAGGTGGATAAACATATCAAGTCCCTCACCTCCGTGCTGGGCAGCTTGATGGAAGACGTGGACCTGATGAAGTTCAACATCAACAGGGACGTGAGCCGGGAGAGCCTCGATGACATCATAGCCCGGTACCATGCCGACCTCAAGCAGCACATGCAGCAGATCGCCTACATCAAAAGACAAAGATTCAGAACCCTCAAAAGAAAGAAAAAATGATCAGCCTGACGCAATCAATTCTAAAGTCCCGGATGAACACCCCTCCGGACAAAACCAAAGCGGCATTTACAAAATCAAAGGTAAAGTACAATAGATTCTTCATCTATTACACCGCCGGTGATGTATGGGCCTTGGCCACGGCACTGCGATGCGATCCCTATACGCTGCTTATGGTTTTCGTTGTATTTATCCGGGATTTCTCGAGATCCTTTATGTCGATGTCCAACGCCGAAACATCCATAGCCACCGGGATCACAAAAAACCACGTGAAATGGCTGGCCAAACTTCTGGAACTCAAAAAACCAAGCGAACTAAGAAGTAGACTCGCTCAGTCAAACTCCTTTTCGGTTGAGGAAGACACTTATGTGATCCAGTATTATTTGTCGGTTCCTATAAAGCGGATTGCCAAGGATCTGGGCCGTGGCAGCACTGGCGTGATGGGCTGCTTAAAGAGAATGGGATTGACGATTCCCGACTATATCATCGAGCGAAATACACGGGATGGGCGGTTTAAACCCGGTGTAGTCCCACAAAACAAGGGGAAAAAGTTACATGAATTCATGAGTCAAGAAGGGATTGAAAATTCAAAAAAGAGCCGATTCAAAAAAGGGCATATCCCAAACAATACCTACGACCAAGACGGTATCATTTCCATCAGGAATACAAAAGGAAGACCCTACAAATATATCCGCATAGCCATGGGCGCATGGGTGCCGCTGCACAAGCAGCTATGGGAAAAGGAAAACGGGGCAGTGCCATCGGGTCATTGTCTTTTGGCAAAAGACGGCGACTCACTGAACGTGGATCTATGCAATTGGGAGCTGATCACAAGAAGGGAAAACGCAATAAGGAATTCGGGTAGTGTGTCACTTACACAGCAATGTGTCGCAAAATATCTGAGCCCAAAAAATACCGATCTAAGAGAAGTAATCAAAAAACACCACCCTGAGCTGATAGCCATCAAAAGACAGCAGCTCCTGCTCGCAAGGGAGATAAACAAAAAATAACCATGAAAGCATACGAAGCAGAGTCCAACCTAAACGATCTTATAGGTCAAAAAATAAGTGTTGACAACAAGTCCGGCAAGGTGATCCGATGGAGCCTCAAGGACGCCATTCTCAAAATAACGATGGATACCCAGGATATCGTAATCCTGGAGACCGACATCCCCGCATTCCTGGAGAGGATAGAGATGCCCCAGGAGCTGGCCATACATCCTGTACCAACCACCACAATGATACATGCCGTGGGCAAGGAACTCTCCAACATAATAATGGACAACATCAGAAAGGTCCAGAAAGACAAAGACTACATCAACCAAGCCCGGGAAGTCAATGCAAATATTAAATCTATGATAGATCTGGCCAAAACCGAAATAGAGTATATGAAAACCCTGGCCTTTCTCCACAAGAAAAGATGAGTGAAAGACCAAGCAACTTTGAAAAAGAAAAACTGATGATGGAGGACAAGATCCAGGGGTGTCACAACCAAATCCAATACGCCAGATCACTAAATTCCGACCAGCTGCTAGGCCTGAAAAAAGCAGTGGAAGACTTGGAGAAAGAATATAAGGAGTTTTTTGGGGAGGAGGGTTTATGAAAGATTCTGCCTTAACAGCCACGGACCAGTTTTGCGGTGCGGGAGGTAGTTCCCAGGGAGCAAGAAACGCCGGGGTAAAAGTGAAGATGGCCCTGAATCACTGGAAGCTGGCTATTGAAACGCACAATACCAATTTTCCAGATACAGACCATGACTGTACTGATATATCGGCATGCGATCCGAGGAGATATCCCAGCACCAATATCCTGCTAACATCTCCGGAGTGTACAACACACAGTCCTGCCGGAGGCAATCGCCACCGAAAAGTAAGCGATACAATGGATCTTTTTCAAAAAGGAATCATTGACCCTGCAACTGAGCGGAGCCGTGCCACGATGTGGGATGTCTGCCGATTTGCCGAATATCACAGTTACGAAATTATAATTGTTGAAAACGTGGTCGAAGCACGTACCAAGTGGGTACTCTTTGATGTTTGGCTCCAGGCCATGCACCGACTGGGGTATAGGCACCGATGTAAATACCTTAACTCAATGCACTTCTGGCCAACGCCACAGAGCAGGGATAGGATGTATGTGGTTTTCTGGAAGTCTGGAAACAAGGAACCAGACTTGGATTTCCATCCACTTGCATACTGTTCCTGCTGCGGCAAGGATATCCATGCCGTGCAAAACTGGAAAAATCCAGAAAGAAAATTTGGAAAATACCGGACTCAGTACCTATATGTATGTCCGGTAGACGGTGCGGTAGTAGAGCCTTATTATTACGCCGCCTTCAATGCCATTGATTGGAATGATATAGGCACCAAGATCGGAGACCGCAAAAAACCATTATCCATAAACACGGAAAGACGGATAAAATATGGATTGAAAAAGTATGGGAATCATCCATTAGTAATTAACGTAAGACAACCAAGTGGATTATTTAATAGGGTAAAATCTGTTTCAGAGGTATTGGGAACCCAATGTACTGAGACAAGTCATTCTATAACAACCCCATTTGTAATAAAAGGTGAACATACACATTTGACAGGATACGTCAAATCAGTAAACGAAACATTCTATACCCAAACGGCACGCCAAACCAATGCGCTGATTACGCCATGGATAATAGAGATGAATAAAACAGGAGAGTGCAAACCCGCTTCATCTCCCACGAGCACCATTACCGCGGGAGGAATTAACCATGCCATACTAGCCAGCGCATTTATCACGGAATCCAGAGGCCAGAGCAAGACCAAACCCATTGTGAGTCCCCTTGGTACCCAGACGCAAATGATCAATCACGGGATAGTCACGGATGAAAACATGAAAACATTCCTCAGCTACTACAACAGATCCCAACAGGCTTCGGGAATAAATGACCCTATGGGAACGATACCCACGCATGACAGGGTAAGCGTTGTCAGCTATGAAAAACCAGTTTTGGAGGAATGCCACTACCGTATGATCAAGCCACCTGAGGTAAAAGCCTCCATGGGATTCGATCCGGACTATAAGATTCTAGGCAGCGGGAAAGACCAAGTCAAACAATGCGGAAATGCCGTCACGCCACCGGTACAGGAATGGATTATTGGACAATGTGTAAAATCGCTGGAAGCATGAAAAAACTAAAAACAATAACCCCCACTCATGTCTGAAAAATACAAATACAGCCTCGAAACCGGGTCAAGGAAATACCATTGCCCAAGCTGCACCAAGAAGACCTTTGTCAAATATGTATTCACAGGTACCCGGGATTATGTGGGGGAGGACTTTGGCAGGTGCGACCGGGAAAACAATTGTGGCTATCACCGCCTTCCGGAGTCGGATATCCCCACGCCCCCACACCCCCTTACTAAAGAAAAACTTCCGCCGCCCACAGTCGTTTTTCCGGATAACGACTACCTGAAAAGTATCAAAAGTGCAAGTCCCGGTAATTTTGCGGTTTTCTGCCAAAATCAACTTTCCATCACCAAAGAACATTTGGCAAAATGGAACATGGGCGCACGGTGGATTTTCGATGCCTTCGTTTTGTCCAACTCAAAAGGGCAGAGCCTCAATGTCAAATTCGTGGCCTACACCCCCGAGGGAAAGCGGGATAAATCCGAGGGGACAGGGGGCGCACCGAAATATATACCCCATTACCTGGGCAAGTCCTACCTGCGCAACCAGAAGATCGAGACCGACAACGCACGGCTTGAGGACTGGCAGGACTACTACAAGTTTGGCCGCTGCTTCTTCGGGGAACACCTATGGGATCCCACCAAGAACACATGCCTGGTAGAAAGTGAAAAGACAGCGGTGATAGCCGCTTATTTTTTCCCATCGGTCAACTGGCTCGCCACCGGGGGAAACAACGGAATGACCTTTGAGCATTTTGGCGTGTTCAACGGATACCGGGGCCGGATCTGGAACCTGGTGGACAACGATATCGCCGGCTACAAAAAGTCGAAGACCATACAGTGGCTCGACAAGCTGGGCGAGATGCGGGACGATCCCGCCGAAATCGTCTCTGTCAACCTGCAGGTGGGCAAACCAAAAGGCTGGGACCTTGCCGACCGGATTATTTACGATTTTTACAAGGACGAAAAGCAGTTTCTCCACGACCTGGATTACGCCATCGACTGCCGCCAGAAAGTCGAGATAGATGAAGAATCGGGAGAGGTGCGCATCGTTGGGATATTCAGCGAAATAAAGCCAGACCCCAAGGAGCTGCGGAGGGCCATACAGGTGGGAAACCGGATTTTTGAGGGAAAGGTAAACCTGCTCATTAAAACGGATACCAACACAATTGACCTGATGCGGGCCATCGCCCACTTTGGAGAGGATGGAAGAGCTATCGGTCTTAAGGTGTTTGAGGCGGGGGGAATCGAAAAGGCCGCCGCCGATGCTGTCTTTGAGTTGGCACTGATGGACAGGGACGAAAGTCCCAAGCTGTTCTTTCAGAAAGCGAAGGATGCGGGGGTCGAAGTGCGGTATATCAAGACAGCCCGATCCGAAGCCGCAGAGGGAGCCGAGGGGATAGACGCACACGACTGGGTGATCACCTGGCCGGACGATCTCGGGGAGCAAGAGGGCTTCGATGAGTTCAAGCTTCGGGAGCAGCTCTTTGCCTACTCCTACCTGGAGCATAAGAACTGCATCTGGTTTGCCGTCTTTGACAATGGCAAGCGGCAGATTGGTTTCTATCGGATTTCCAATTTTGTGGTGCGGCCGCTGTATCTGATCAAGTCCAAGACAGACCCGAAGCGGCTATTTGAGGTGAAGAATATCCACGGGGTAAAGTATATCCTGGACATCCCGGCCAAGGCCTTGGTGAGTATGACGGAGTTCCAGGTCTTTTGCGAGAGCCACGGCAATTTCCTGTTTGAGGGATCAAAGGCGCAGTTCACCAAGATCAAGCGCAAGCTGTATGACAATACCAAGGATGCAGAAGAAATAAAAATGCTCGGGTGGCAGGATGACGGATTCTATGCCTTTGCCAACGGTGTATTTGAGGAGAAATTCACCAAAGTTGATGAATACGGGATCATCAAGCACATCATCCCCAAGGGAGAGAATGAGGCGGAGGAAAAATACTTCTTCATACCCGCCATGTCCTCGATCTACAAGGATGAGAAGGACCAGTATGACATGGAAAAGAAGTTTGTGTATGTCAAGCGGCCCGATGTGAAGTTCAGCGATTGGGCGGAGCTTTTTTTCGATACCTATGGCGAAAACGGCATCCTTGGCATGAGCTACTATATATCCTGTCTTTTCAGGGATATGATATACGGCAGGTTTAAGTTCTTCCCGCACCTCTTCCACTTCGGACCTCCCGGCACGGGCAAGAGTACGATGTGCTGGAGCATGCAGTATATGTTCGGTTTGGAGCGAAAGCCCTTTAACCTCAACTCGGGTACGGCGGTCGGCTTTCACCGGACCTTTGCGCAGACCCGAAACGCCCTCGTTTGGTTTGATGAGTATAGCAATTCCAACGACTTCAAGCGGATCCAGGACTTGAAGTCTTCCTACGATGGTTCCGGACACGTGAAGGGCGAGTGGTCCGCCTCCGGAGGGTCGAGCAACCGGACCACCACCACTCCGGTGGAGAATGGATGTAATATCTCCGGGCAGGAACTACCGATTGCGGACAACGCACTTTTCAAGCGGGTCATCCTGACCCAATACCACCAGACGATATTTTCCGATGCCGATAAGGAGCGGCTAACCCGCCTACAGAAGATGCAGGAAAAAGGCCTAAGCCACATCACCGGCGCACTTACCCGCTTTCGGGCAAAGATGGAAGCCGAATACTTCAAGCACTTCGATGAAGTAGAGCGGGAGATTATTGCGGAGATGGGCAACGATCCCACCATCGAGAGCCGCATTATCAAAAACATGGCCGTCATCGCCACCACATATAAGGTGCTGAAGGATGACCTGCCATGGCCATGGAGCTGGCAAAAGATGCTCATGGTGATGAAAATAAACATCAAGTCCCAAAACAACCTGATCAGCAACGCCAAGGAGACCTCCCAGTTTTGGGATCAGGTCGAGTACTGTATCAACGAGGGAGAGCTGAAGGATCATGAGGATTTTAAGGTCGAGCATATGAACACCATCCGGATCACTGTTGATCGAAAGCCCGTGGAGAAAAACCTTGGGAGCTTTACCAAGGTGCTGTTTGTTCGGATCGCCACTGCCCATCCAAAGTATATGGAGGCCCTCCGGAAGCAGGGAGAAAAGAAAGGGATGGACAAAGGTTCCCTGGCGCACTACCTGACCAACGCCCCTGGGTTTATTGGGATGGTCAGCTCTACGAGGTTTCGTAACGGCAACGCCAGCTTCACAAGCTCCGCCTATGCTTTCGAATACAAGCACCTGGAGGATCAGGGGTACAACTTCGACCGGGACGATCCCGATCTTGACGCCGGGGAGGAGGGCATCAAAGTAAACAGTGCCAAAGCGGACTTTTGATGGTACCGTTTGTCGACAAAAAAGGAAATGGCCTATGGGCCGTCTCTTTTTTTGGAAAAAAAAGCTTCCCCGCTATGTGGCAATATCCTGTCAAACACGTCAAACATGTCAAACAAAAATCAAAATCTATCTATATATGCTTAAAACAAGGTTTTTGAATTTGAAAAAGGTGTTTTTCTGTTTGACACTGTTTGACAGTGTTGGAACATGTTTTTTTCGTCCACGCTGTCAAACAGCGTTTGACAGTGAAGAAATGGCAAAAGGTGCGTTTCCAGTCAATGGAGGCGGTTTTATGGGTTTGTTTGACATGTTTGACACGTTTGACGGTATTGTGTGTCCCGGAAAAAAATGACGACCGAAAAAGTAACAATCGAACTCGAAGTGCTTGAATCCATCCGAGACCTTCAGATATACGAGGGTGGCCGGTGGCAGCGGCGTATTGGGATGCTGTATTTCCATCAGCTTGAAGACGGTCACTTCGTCTTACACCTGATCACGGACAAGACGAACGGAGAATGGCTGAACAAGATGACCAACCAAAAAAAAATATATGTCCCAAAAGAAAGAATCCAAGCCGAAACCCGATGAGCGGCCAAAGGTGATCATCGAACATGACAGCTGCTACCGGGGCAGGATAGAGGTCCATCGCTGCGCCGACACGGGCAAAGTTTTGAAGATGGATATTATAAGGTGAAGTTTATTTGATTGAAGGAGTAAAAATTTAATAACAATTAAAATAACAAAAAAATGAATGTAAAATTAGTATCACTGACAAAATCGCTGATTAAAGAACAAGAATTATCAGCCGAAGAATTGATTGCCTACATCGCAAGAGTAAGTAATCCTTCAAACCAGTTAAATAACGAAACAGCAGACAAGTTGCTTGGCTACATGATTAAACACAAACATTGGAGTCCATTCGATATGGTAAATATGACTGTTGAAGTAACAACTTCAAAAGCTATCGGCATTCAAATTTTGAGACATTGGAGTATTAAGCCACAAGAATTTTCTCAACGATATGCAGAAGTTGTAGATGTAGAGCCTATTGAATTAAGGAAAAACGGAGCAACTAACAGACAAAGTAGCGAAGAGGCTTTTGACCCTGTTTTAGATGGAAACGTTGAAGCTTCAAGGTTGATTGAAAATCACATAAAAGGAAGTCAAGATTTATACAAATCACTTTTGAATGCTGGCGTTGCAAAAGAATGTGCAAGAATGGTTTTACCAATGGCTACAAGTACAACAATGTATTTGAATGGCTCGGTTCGTAGTTGGATTCATTATATGGAGCAAAGATGTGATGAACACGCTCAATTAGAACATCGTGAAGTTGCAAATCTTATTAAAGCAATATTTATAGAAAATTTTCCCAACATTTCTAAAGCCTTATCATTATGAGTGAACAAGTAAATCATCCAAAACATTATGGAGGTTCTGAAAATCCATACGAGGCAATAAAAGTTATTGAGGCTTGGGATTTAGGTTTCTGTCTTGGAAATACTGTAAAGTACATTTCAAGGGCTGGTAAAAAAGAACCGGACAAAGTTGTTCAAGATTTGGAAAAGGCTAAATGGTACTTAGAAAGAGAAATTTCCAATTTACGGAGTATTTCTCGAAATGACTCCTAACCCAAAAATTATCGAAAACATGAATGATGTTGATTTTAGTTATTCGAGGGGGGCTAACTTTCTTTCAGCTCCAGAACCGATTACTTGTGATCCGGTGCCGTATCTCGATATGGTGCCGGGTGATAAGGTTACTAATCTGGGGACAAAAAAGCGGTCATCTTTTGGGGTGAAAAGTGGCTTGTATATCCAGTACTGCGGAATGTACACCCTAAGAGGCATCAAGCATCTTGTGTTTATGCCCACAGGCGAAACGGTCTTCTGGATGGACAAATACTGGTATTATGCTTTTGCCGTGGTGGAGACGGCTACGAATAGACTATACGTCCAGACAAGTAAAATCGGGGGTATGGACATTGAGGTAGATCAAATTGGGTATTTTGAAAATGAAATTATATGAAAAGCAGAAATATTAAACCAAGCAACAAGCCCGTAATTGTAGGCAATAATATCTTACCAGCATACTTTTCTGATTTTGAATGTGTTAATCAAATTCATAAAAGCAAGTCTAGTTATTATGTTCGATGTAAAGGATGGGATGATGGAATTAACAAAAAACTAAGTCCACCAACGACACAAGGATATTACCACAATGAATATATGGTAAGATATCATAGTGCTCTTGATGGGTTGCCTTTTTAAAGATTGGGGTAAAACCAATTATAACCACAAAACTAAATAAGATGGAAAAAGACACAATTAATCAGGACAGCAATAACCCTCCATTACCAATATCGAGTGTTAGCGATTGTTGTTCTTCGGAAATGATACCTCCAGATTGGGAGATGGCGGAAAAAATGGGAAGTATGTGGAGAGCATACGCCTGTTACATATGCAAAAAGTGTGGTAAAGCATGTTATGCAGTCGCTGTGTCACAATAATAGGTAACCCCAAAATTGGACAATGTCAGTCCCCGACATTGTGCCAGTTGCCTGTTAAAGCAGGTATTTGGCACAATCCTTGCGATTATGGGTATAAATAGTTAATATTATGGGTACAAAAAGTACCCATGGACCGACATATAAAACTATCCATACCCATCAAGCCCCACCTGAGGGCATATCTCGAAGATTTTCACAACATGCCCTATGTGCTAAACCAAAAGGATCACATGGGGCTTTTCCTATACCAGATCCTGCGGAGACGCAAATTCCGGGACCGGAAGTACTTCACCATCGACAGTTGTACGGACAGGCTCGATGTCATGGTAAGCGAAAAATATGGCTTTGGTCACGGATGCCTACTGCTGCATGACTACCAGGTACACCTTATCAACAATTACCTCGAGGACCAGATGATGGAGCATGCCATCACCTGGGTCAGGGCGGCGGAGCTGGCCGGGATGAATAACAAAGCGGCTATCTATAACTGGATAGATCTCTACCAGCTCGATGAGGGCAGCTCGGACTGGTATCACCGTATAAAGCAGCATTATTTCAGGTTTAGAAAGAAGCTCCATCAGCGTAAAACTATCGGTGCGCCCGCTGTCCCCTGATTTATGGGATTTACATCACATATTTGGGCATGAATCTTACCTTTCCCGTGTCCGGAGACAATTATGGAGGCGTAGACCGATTTTGGTTTATCCATGAGGAGGATATTGGCCACGTTGATTTTTTTGGCAGGGTGATCCCCAAGCCGGGCCGATACTACAGTGTGGGCAAAGGCACCAAGTTCACGATCGAATACGGAAACCCCGCCAATCCAAACCGGGGAGGCGTGGTCTACAGCCCGCAGCTAAAGGCAACGGTGAAGAAATACCGCCCCGAGCTTGAGACGATCCTGCACAGCATGCGGGGGGAGCGGTTTGCCGTGATCTACAAGGACAAAAACGGCTACCTGATCCAAGTCGGACTGCCAAACGAACTCCTGACATTCTCCACCGAGCAGGGGACGGGAGGTCTGCCCTCCGATCCCAATGCCTACACCATACGATTTGCGGGTGACACCAAGCAGGAGCCGGTTCGCTGGTTTGGCAGGGTGCCTGTCGCCCCGGGTTCCCCCCAAGAACCAGTGATCGGATCGGGCGTGACGGTGATCCTGAACGGCGTGCAGCTGAGTATACTTCCCCCCGGATCGGCGATGTACATCAGTTCGGAGTTTACGCTTGAATTTCTCTTCCCTACCCAGATAATACCCGCTGCCGATGCGCCGCCAGTGGGGGCATATCCCGTGGGCATCTTCTTCAACGGCAGCATGATAGAACTCGTCCCTGCCGGATCTACCTATGTCATCTCATCCGAATTTACATTCACTTATATAACCGAGGAATCATGAACTCCTGGAACGAAGTAAAAACCTATATCGAAAACCTGCTTAAGCCAGGCATCACGAACAGCACAAACGTCCAAAAGCTGCTAAACAGCTTTCAGGCGGTTATCAATATGCTCAATACCGGGTCCATTGACCCGGAAAACGATGCGGAATGGAAAGATGACGTGACCTACGCAAGGGACGTGCAGCCCGTACTTTGGCGGGACTCCTGGCTCGTCAGCAATATTGCCAACAACTTGGGCATCCCTCCCATCAGTGCGGCGGGGGTACTCCACCCGGCATGGAGGATAGTGGTAAGCAGTATTGGCGCCGGGATCAATATATGGCGACCCATTATATATCCCAATATCCTCGAGATAGTCTTTCACGAAGGCGGCCTATACTATCTGGACAGGCAAGTTGTGGGAAACGGCCCCTTTGTGTCAGTTTCTTTTTCCGCTGAGTTGGCACAGGAAAAGTGGGTTTTCATCACCGGATCAGCCACCATCAATCTTCCGGTCGGCCTGTCCGGCCAAATATACAAGCTGAACAGGGACAACACCAACGAAGTCGACGCTGTGGATTTCATGAAAGTGGGTAACTATATCACCACGACAGCGCAGCTGGAGGATTCGTCAGGCGCGCAAGGTGTGTTTATATCTTTTGCCAATGTTTTCCAAAACTGGAGGAGGTTTTCCCATGGCGGCAATCCGGCATCACCCGGTCTGGTAGTAACAAATCCACTCGTGCCTACCATACCGTCACAGACGCAGTCTTGGTCCTTGGTGGGAAATGAAGTAAGGAGCACGATAAACAGTGGAAGTTTTATCGGTTTTGTCTCGGATGTGAAGCTGCTCAACTATGACCATAGGGCCACACTGACATCAACTACTTCGGACAACGATATAATTTCCCTGATAATCGCCTATGTGGAAGACAAGAGCGACATGGTGCTAAACAATGCTTTTGGACTAAACCCCGCAACGCACCTGGGAATCAATGTAACAGATGAGTTTATCCCAAACCAGCACACACTTTCACTCTTGAGGGCCAGGCTTGGATTGGGATTTTCTTATATAATATACTACAACTATGGTCGTCCGGACGAAGCGGTTATTTTCAACGGATCCAGCCTTCCCCTAAACACAAGCTCAAACTGGAACAGCAACGAAGTGGACGTGCGGGTATTGCGAGAGGGGGACCTGATAAAATGCTACACCACCGACTTTTCCGATTTTCCACTTGGCAAAGGAACCCTGAGGTTTGAGCTGGCCATCGACCTGAGGGACGACATAAGAACGATAAAGTTCCGGGGTCCGGCAAGTTACGGCTATGGGGCAAGGTCCCAGGCAAACGCAACTTTCAAGAACGTGACGATCACCGGATCACGGATCAATGAAATCTATGACCTGAGAAATGGGAATATCTGGATTGCCAACGGAGCGGGAACCTGGAACCTAAGCACCGTCAGGGTACTTGCAGATGAACTGCCATACGGGACGCTGGTATACAATCCCCGATTTTATGAGGTTACCTTTTTCGTAAAGCCGTATGACTTCTATGTCATAAGCACGATGAGTGATAATTTCAGCGAGCAAACATTTGCCACCATTGCCGCCAGAAATGCCCACAATGTGACGTTTCTTCCTTTCAATGCATTTGTCACAGACGATGGGGACGGTAATTGGGCACTCTATAAGGCTATTTCACTCGGGGTGGCCGCAACCTATGTAAAGCTATCGGACTTTGACTTGATAAACGCCGTCATGACGGCTTCGGCAATAGCTTCCGCCTACGAGGGATTTTCCGATGTACGGAGGTTCACCTCAGCATTATTGACAAAACTAAACGGTATTGCCACAGCTGCTGAGGTCAATGACGACGCGGAGGCCATCAAGACAAAAATTGAATCCCTGACAGGGGCGCAGCGATTGTCGATGGACTTTCTGAAGGACAACGAGCAGCCGATTACGCCTTCTCAGTTTGAACTTGTTCCCGTGACAAACGAATTGAGGATCAGAACCGACCAAGTTCCTGTCTCCGGCTCCCAAAGATTTGTGTCTTCGGGAGACATGTTTGGCTATGAACTGGCCAACCCCAGGGCAGTCCCCGGGAGTTCCGCTGTTTTCGGGGCGTCGACATTTCCAAGCGACATACGATTTGCGATAATCAGGGGATTTCAAAACATGATTTTCATCGCTTGTACGGAAGGAGCCACACAGCGGGTGATAATATCGTCTGACGGGGGGTTGTCTTTTTCTTTTGCGGGGATATCCAACAATGGTAACTACCAGTCCATGGATATCAGTCCATCCGGGACCATTTGTGTAGGGGATAGAAATATATCCGGAAACACAATAAGAAGGAGTACAAACTTTGGGCGCACCTGGGTAAGTTCCACGGTGCCTAGCCAAAGGCAGGTTTCATCGATAGCTTATGGGGATGGTGTATGGGTGGCCAGTTGTGTTGCCGGCACGCTCAATCGTGTCATGCACTCCATCGATGATGGGGTCACTTGGATCAACGGCGTCACCCATGAGGACAATACTTTCGAAAATGTTTGTTTTCACAAGTCAAAGTTCTACATATGTTCCTTTAACGGAACCAACAGGCTTGCCGTATCGATCAACCGGGGGCTGAATTTCACGGCCCAATCAATCGGTAATTTTCTTGGAGACTTCTCTCGTCTGGCTTCCTTCAAAAATGCGTTGTGTATACTGGACAGCTCGTTGTCTTTTAATCCCAGGATAAGATACACAGTCGATGAGGGAGTCAATTGGCTTAGTTCCCTTACGGTCAGCCCCAATACCCAAACGACACTTTGCATGAAGCAAATAGGGGCGTATCTGTTTGTAGGGGGCGGGGTAGGTTTTCTTGTAAGGTCAAAAAACCTGATTCTATGGGAGCCAGTAGTATCTGGCACCATACTCGACATCAACGACATAGAAGCCACCACGGTCGAAGGGCTGCCAGTCATAATCCTGATCAACAATGGAATTGCCGGCACGAGAATATTGACGTCTTTCCCACCACTATAAATGGCAAATTACTATATATCCAACGGCGGGCTGAACAGCAATCCAGGAACCATATCCCAACCCTTCGCAACGCCGGAGCATGCGCAGACGATAGCAGTTGCCGGGGATTCGTTGTTCATGCAGGCAAATTCCGAGTTTGAATCGCTGACCCTACAAAAAGCAGGCACTTCGGCCAACCCTTTCCACTGGGGAAAGTACGGGTCGGGAGCAAATCCAAAAGTACACGGTTGGAAGACCATGACGGGATGGTCCTCCATAGGAAACGGCTTGTTCAGGATCACCGATCCGGGACTTCCGCCTCGGGTTAGGATAATAATGGTCGACAATGTTCAAAAAACAGTGGCAAGGCTTCCCCGTGAAAATTATTATCAGATATTGTCTGGTACTGGGGCAGGCTCCGGTACTATAACAGACGCCAGCAATCTATCCGGAAAAAATTTTACCGGGGCAGAGATGTTCACCAAAAAAGAATTGTGGGTTGTGGACACGGGAAGAGTGACGGCACATTCGGGATCGACAATCAACTATATAGGGACTTCGTCAAATTACAACCTCAGGAACAGCTGGGGCTATGGTATTCAAAACCACAGGGATTGCTGTACCCAACTTTTTGATTGGTGCCAGGAGGGCAGTGATATTATCATGTTTTTTGGTGCGGTATCTCCCTCATTCCACCAAATAAAATGCAGTTTCAGGGCTGGATTTGACATCAACACAAGGGGCTTCAACAGGTTTTCAAACATTGATTTTGAGGGATTCAACGGCAATGTGGGGTCCAACACCATAAATTTTTCGTCTGACTTCCCGGTTTTCAGAATACACAACAGCCAGCAGTTGTATTTTCAGAATTGTGGTTTCAGAAATATGGGCGCACCTGTGTTTCACACCACGGCCAGCAATTGCAACGATCTGGAAATAGCTGACTGCACCGTGGAAGATTGTCTTCAGATTTTTGTCTGGATAAGATTTACCGGGTCCCCGAATACCACAAGGTTTAAAGTCTTGCGGACTAACTTTCAAAGAATAGGTACCATCCTTGGACAGGGGGGAAACGGTGACAACGGGTACAGCTGCATTGTTTTTTCGGGAGGTGCTGACGGTGTCAGGATTCTGGGAAACGACCTGAGAAACATCGGGTATAACGGCATTGAATGGGCGGGATTTGACATATTGGTTTCCAGAAACAGGATAGAACACGGCGGACTTGTAAAAGGAGACGGCGGATGCGTCTACTCCTATGGAAAGTCGGACGAAAACAAAGCCTATCTGCAGTCAAACAGGATAGTTTCCCACAACATCTGCCTAAACTCCCCAGGCAACCGGTGGGGGGTACCAAGCCAGTTCGCAAACGGTTTTCCAGAACCATACGGTGACTTTGAGGGGATCTACATTGACGACCATGTAAGGAACTGCCAGATAATCCACAACACGATCTCTGGTTGCAAAATAGGTATTAAGGCGGCGAACAACAATGGCTTGCTGATAAGGCACAATAAAATGTACAATAATCTCTTTGGTGCCTTGCTGACAAACAGCTCCAACGGAACGTTTGACATGAGGAATCTGGACTTTCAGTTTAACCAGATCTACCAGGGGAATGCCAACACGGTGATATGGATAGAATCACTCGCCCATGACTTTGACCTTTGGGGAGTGATAGACAACAATTATTATATGCGTCCATCAAACCAGAACGCAATAATCAGACACTGGAAAATAGGAGCGGGGGGGTATGACAACCTCATCAATCTTGCGGAATGGCGAAACAGGACGATACACGATGACAACACGAAAGTTAGTCCGATATCCTCAAATTTGTCTTTTCTCTATACAAACGAAACCGCGCAAGACAGCGTAAGCCAATCCATACTCCGCAGACGGGTGAACGTGGACGGGAACGAAGTGACGGAATTGTTCCTCAATGCGTTTGAGTCCGCAATTTTGCTGGGCGATTTGGGCCCTTTGATTGTTGCTCCGATACCGGAACCCGACCCCGGACAACTTAGCTACAGGGGTAGAAAATTTGTCATAAGCAATTGATCTTAGGCGCTTGGAGGCAAAATCTTTTCTTTGTGGAATTTAGTTTGTATAGAAGTTTTTTTCATTGTCCTCCAAGCGGCCATATTCGCTATTTACCTTCATAGCCTGATATACTTATCCGATAAACATCCGATATGAAGCTTTCTTTTTCCACACTTGGTTTTCAGCTGATGGCCCTCCATGAGGGATGGCTACAGGATAACGTGCTGGAGCTTGGCAACTCATCCGACCATCCGCCGATATCCATCGAAGCCTATCAAAAAAAACACGAAGCCGCTTTGAATGTAGGATACGACCGTGATGCCGGAACCTACTATCTCAAGTCCCACAATAATATAGCACTTATTCCCGTGCTTGGACCCACGTCCAAGTTTGGCGGGTGGAGTAGCGTTGGTACGCAGATGCTTTCCGGCATATTGGAAAACGCCAAAAAATCCGACAAATACAAGGCAGCCCTCATCTACATTGACAGCCCCGGCGGAGAAGTAGACGGGATGCGGGATTGGTCTGAGGAAATATTGAATGTGGGCATGCCCACCCTTGCTTTCATAGATGGCTATGGAGCCTCAGGGGGATACTGGCAAGCAATATCGGCGGATAGGGTGATTGCCAACTCGATGAACAGCAATGACATCGGGTCTATTGGCGTGCAGACGATCCACATAGACCGCCGCGAAGCCGCAAAGTCTACTATAGGCGATGTGAAGATCATCCGTGCCAGGCAGTCAACGCTGAAAAACTCCGTCAATTCCTTTGAGCCGCTTACGAAGGAGAAGGAAAACTGGGTCATCGACCGACTGTCGGAAAGTGCCGACTTATTCATCAACTATGTGACATCCAGAAGACCGGATGTCAAGTTGGATTCCCCCGCGTTGAAAGGCGAAATATTCACAGGTCAGCAAGCACTCGATGAGGGGCTTATTGACGGACTGGCTACTTACGGCGAGGCCGTGGAAGAGCTGGCCTCAAGGATCCAGCCCGAATCTGCCAAACCAAAAAAATCAAGTCAAAATCAATCAATCAACCATAATCAAGCAAACATGAAATTTAAATCAGCATGGGCATCCATACTCGCAGTTATCGGGTTTGGTGCCGTAGCTTCCGAAGAGGAAGCTCCTATGGTGACTGAGGAAAGACTGGAGCAACTGAACGGC